CCACGCGCCCCACTGCCTGGTATGTTGGCCTTTTCACGGCTGCACCAAGCGACACGGGTGGCGGCACTGAGGTGTCTGGCAGTGGCTACGCACGGGTAGTGACTGGCACGATCTCAGGCTCTGGCACGGCCACGACATTCACCAATGCAGCGGCCATTGAGTTTGCAGCTGCCAGCGGTGGAAACTGGGGATCAGTTGGCTGGGCTGGCATCTTTGATGCAAGCACATCAGGCAATCTTTTAGCCTGGGCGCCACTGACCACAGCGCGCACCATCAATGATGGCGATGTCTTGCGCATTCCAGCCACATCCTTGAGCATCACTTTGGCCTGATATGGCAGCCTATGGATCGGGGAATTTTGGTGTTGGCCAATACTCTGATCCGAGGGTAGGCTACGGCTACGGCTCCTACGGCAAGGGCAACTACTCCAGAGGCACATTTGAGCCTCAAATAATCATCACAGACACCAGCACCATGGCGGTGGCTGGTAGAACTGTATCAAACGCCCAATTTGAGATTTTTGACCAGTCCACCATGGCGGTGGCTGCGACCAGGTATGTATCTGCTGCAATAGCAATCACATCCACCAGCACAATGACTGTGCAGGCCAATGAGGTGTTTGATGGTGCAATGGCCATTACCAGCACAAGCACCATGGCCGTGGCGGCCAATAAGTTAAAAACTGCTGCATTTAGTATCAGTGACACCAGCACCATGGCGGTAGCTGGGGTGCGTTATGCGGTGGGCGCAGCCGCCATCAGTGACACCAGCATTATGGCGGTGGCTGCAAGACGCTATGCCATTGGCGCGGCCAGCATCACAGACACATCGACACTGACAGTCGGCACAAGTATTCTTGGAAATTCTGGCTTTATCGTAATTGGCACAAGCACTTTGGTAGTGAATGCGCAGCGCAGGCAGCCTGGTGCAATTGCATTCACAGAAACATCATCCATGGCGGTCAATGCAAGACTAAAATGGGAAGACGAAAACGACACGGCAGAAACATGGACAGCTATCTCTGATAATTCAGAGACCTGGACACCAATCTCTGACCAATCAGAAACATGGGATGCAATTGGCGATTCAAGTGAAACTTGGACTCCAATTGCTGATAATAGTGAATCTTGGCAAATTGCCGCATGAGGTGAAAAATGGCTGATACAACCACCACGAATCTATTGCTGACCAAACCCGAAGTTGGTGCATCCACCGACACTTGGGGAACGAAGATCAATACCGACTTGGACAGCATTGACGCATTGTTTGATACCGGCCCAGTGCTGAAGGTCACAAAGGGTGGTACGGGTGGCGCTACTGCATCAGCAGCCAGGACAGCGCTTGGCGTGGCCATTGGAACTGATGTGCTGGCCTATGACTCCAACTTGCAGAGCTTTGTCACGGCATTCACACTGCCCACAGCTGACAGCACTGCTAATTTTGTTTTGAAGACAAACGGATCTGGGACATTGGGTTTTGCAGCAGCTGCTGCGGGTGATGCTGTATTAGCATCAGATCAAACCTTTACAGGCACAAACACTTTTTCTGGCACTAGCAGCAAATTAGCCCTAGTCTTAAACGATGCAGCAGAGGTAGCTACAGTATCAGCAACAGCGGCTACTGGCACGATTAACTACGACATTACCACTCAAGCAGTCTTGTATTACACAAGTAACGCAAGTGCTAACTGGACAGTTAACTTCAGAGGCTCTAGCGGTACTTCATTGAATACTTTGATGAGTACAGGTCAATCAATGACTGTGGCTTTCTTGGTAACTCAAGGCTCTACTGCTTACTACAACTCTGCTGTGCAAGTGGATGGAACGACATCAGGTGTTACAACTAGGTGGCTAGGTGGTGCGCCTACTGCGGGTAATGCTAGTGGCATTGATAGCTATCGTTATTTAATTATAAAGACGGGTAGTGCGACTTTCACAGTCTTGGCAAGCAACACACAATTTAAGGCTTAACACTATGCCATTACAAGCAACTTCTGGTGCGGCTAGTTACGATGCCTTTGGTGGTGGTGCGGCTGCTGTAGTTAACTATATCGAGAATGTGTTTCAAACACAACTTTGGACTGGCACAGGCTATGGTCAGACTGTTAACAACGGAATTGACTTATCTGGTAAAGGTGGAATGGTATGGATGAAAGCTCGTGTAGCTTCAGGCTTTGGCACACCATACGACAGCCACATTATTGAAGATACAAACAGGGGTGCTGGCCCTTATTTGCAAACTAATTCAACTTCTGCTGAAGCTGGTGTTGGCTCAACTGCTTGGATGGCTTCATTCAATTCAAATGGGTATTCATTTGGTGACAATGTAGATGTTACTTCTAAGACTTATGTTGGATGGACATTCCGCAAGCAACCAAAGTTCTTTGATGTTGTGACTTATACGGGCAATGCAACTAATAGAAGAATCTCACATTCTTTGGGTAGCACTCCAGGATTTATCATTGTTAAATGCACAAGCACAGCACGAAATTGGTATGCGTGGCATCGTAGCCTCACACCAACTACAGAAGCCTACATGATTCTGAATGGCACTTCTAGTGTGACTACGGGCGATACAAATTTTTGGGGAACTTCTGCTCCAACAAGCACAGATTTTGGTGTAGGTGGCGCATATTCTGGTGTAAATGCAAATGGTGATACCTATGTAGCCTACTTATTCGCCCACGACGCAGGAGGCTTTGGCCTAACTGGTACAGACAATGTGATTTCGTGTGGGTCTGTTACTTCTACAGGAGATAACACAGTAACTCTTGGTTATGAGCCTCAGTTTTTATTAGTAAAAAAATCTAATGCATCTGGTGATTGGGTACTTGTTGACACAATGAGAGGATGGGTAGATTCGTCTGGTGGAGATATCAGGTTATATCCAAATCTAACTAGTGCTGACGATTCTGGAAGTGTTGGAAATCCAGTTGCAAATGGCTTTCGTTTAGTTGGTGCATCTGGTGACACCTACATCTACATAGCCATTCGTAGAGGCCCGATGAAAGTGCCTACGGATGCGACTAAGGTGTTTGTTCCTTACGCTTACACAGGCAATGGCTCTGCAAGCAGGGACTATTCTGCAATTGGCATTGTCACAGATATGAACTGGACAAGTTGCCGTTCTAACAATGTTAGTGTCAGCCCACTTGCGTCAACAAGACTACTGGGAAATACAACACGAATACAAGTTAGTGCCGCAGATGTTGAAGCAACGGGCACATACGGACTTACTTGGAACGCTTATCAAAATGGTGTTCAAGGAAACGCTGTATTTGGCGGTGGTGATGGTTGGAACTCAAACGCCTATACATACATTGGATGGAACTTCAAACGTGCACCTAACTTCTTTGATGTTGTTTGTTACACAGGGACTGGTGCAAATCGCACAGTGTCACACAATTTGGGTGTCGTTCCTGAATTGATGCTGGTAAAACGTAGAAGCACTGTTGGTGAATCTTGGGCTGTTTATTCTGCAACAGCGGGAAACACAAAGTTTCTTAGGCTTAATAGTACATTGGCGGCAACAACAGACCCAGACCGTTGGAATAATACTTCTCCAACATCTTCTGTTTTTACTGTGGGAATTGATTCAGAGGTAAACGCATCTGGCGAAACATATCTCAATTACCTTTTTGCAACTTGTGCAGGTGTTTCAAAAGTAGGTTCATACACAGGTACAGGCACAACACTTCAAATTGATTGTGGTTTTACTGCTGGCGCAAGATTTGTTCTTATCAAACGAACAAACACAACTGGTGATTGGTATGTGTGGGACTCAGCCAGAGGCATTATTGCTGGCAATGACCCTTACTTGCTCTTAAACAGCACAGCCGCTGAAGTAACATCTACCGACTACATTGACACTTATAGCGCAGGGTTTGAGATTAGTTCAACTGCGCCAGCCGCAATCAATGCTTCAGGGGGAACATTCGTGTTCCTTGCGATTGCCTAGACCAAAGGAAAAATCATGCAAATCAGAATTCAATCAACTGGACAAGTCATGTACGAAAGTGAATTTCGTGCATACACAAAAGCCAATGGTGGTCCATCATGGGACATAACAACAACTGAAGTCTTAACGGCTTTGGGTGCTGATGTAGTCCTAGAAGGCGCACAAGCAACAGGCGGTACTGTTTACCAATACTCTCAAGCCTCTGGTGTCGAGCAAGTAGATGGTAAGTGGTACACAAAGTATGTGCTTGGCCCTGTCTTTACAGATACACCCGCCACCGAAACAGAGCCAGCCAAGACTGCTGC